GATGGATATTTCTACATTGATGATGCAGACACAGAGGACGATCTACAGGAAGCCTCTGCCAAGAGAAAGATTGTTATCCGCAAGGGTATGAAAAAAATCATATTCAAGTGTGGCCCTGGAAAGAAAAAGGTTGGTAGAAATTGCATGATTCGTAAATCAAGCGAATTGGCAAAGATAAAGAGAAGGGCAAGACGATCAGCGATAAAATCAAAGTCAAAGCGTGGGGCTGCAAGCAGAAAACGCACCCGTTCAAATAAACGAAGATCCACAATGGGCTTGAATAGAAAAAAGAGATGAAATCATATTTGACTTGACATTTGCTCAATGTGGTGTAGAGTATGCATAACTATACCGAGAGGTGCTTATGGATGTATTGCTACTAAACGCTTCAGAAGAAATACTGGATGTAATTGATTGGGTCAGGGCTGTCCGTCTGCTATTTTCTGAAAAGGCAGAAAAGCCCTACAACCATACAGACCACTATAAGATAAAAACACCGAGCGGCTACTTTGAGTTGCCCTCGGTTATTATCTTACGGGATTATGTCCATGTTCCCTATGTTCGGTCTAAATCGCCATCTAAACGAAATGTCTACCGCAGGGATGGACACTGCTGCCAGTATTGCGGTTGCCACCTGACCACCAGAAATGCCTCTATTGACCATGTAATGCCCCGCTCCCGTGGTGGAGGACACTCTTGGGTCAACATGGTTTCGGCTTGCAAGCCCTGTAATCGTAAGAAAGCAAATAAAACTCCAGAAGAGGCAGGAATGCGACTGGCAAAGGTTCCTGTTGCTCCAACAAGAAATGCAATAATGATGTCCCATGTTGTAGGAAAAGTTGCATGGGACAGGTGGGTAAATCTCTCTAAACCATAGATATGGTGGAGAGGAATTATTATGGAAAATGAAAATATAGAACAATTGATCCAATCTCTGAATAAAAGAATAGAATTTCTAGAAGATGCATTTAAAAAACTTCAACAAGAAATATCACGAATAAAGAGTCTGCCGTAAACACAGACAGAAGGAAAGAAAGATGAAGAAGATCAAAGCATTCTTTGCAAATATCTGGAATTGGATCAAATCCTTGTTTGGATCTGACAAGAAAGTATCCCCCACGCCTGCTCCTGCCGCACCAGCCCCACTTATGGGTGCAGCACTGGCAGCCGAGTTGAACAAGCAGACCACTCCGCTTGTAGGAGCAGCACTGACAGCAGAATTGGACAAGCAGAGTCCAGCAGCCTCTCCTGCACCAAAGAAGACAAAGAAAGTTGTAGCCAAAAAGACAACAAAGAAAAAGGTATAAGATATGGAAAACAATAATCTCAATGAAGCCCGTTCAGCAAGCATGGGAATGATCCGCAAGGCGGTCAGTGCTGTGAATAAAAATCTAATGCACTTGAACAAGCATCCTAACGGAGATTACGAAAAATTGCTTGATGCTCTCAAAAAGGGCAACGATAAGAAATTCATCTCTTTGATTGTTCCCTATGTTGAAGATGTAGTTGACGAAATCGAATCATCGGATAACAGCGGAATATTCACAGATTCAGATATTGTCGATGTAGCAGATGAAGTAGCCGACCGCCACATGAGGGCTTTGGGGCTTTTGGATGAGAGCAATTGTGGTTGCTCCAATGACTCCAAGGACATGGAAGAGGATCAGGAATTCATGTTTGCCATGAAGCGTAAGAACAAATTGAAGGAAAGCCTCATGGCAAAGGCAATCGGGAATCTGCGAGGAACCTCCAAAAAGACTCCATAAATACCCTTGGAGGATATCGTGAACTATGAATTATGACCCATTGCCGATTGATTGGACTCTAGAACAAAAAACAGATGAAAGCGGTAAACGATTCTACTCCACCCCGAGTGGAGCCGTTTATCCGTCTGTCACCACCGTCGTCGGATGGGAAAAAAATCAATTCTTTGCAAAGTGGAGAGCCGAGAATCCACAAGAGAGCCTCCGAGTCACCCGTCGTGGAACAAATTTCCACAAACTCATGGAAGACTGGCTCTCCACTGGCGCTCTTGCAAACACCGATGAAACCTACCTTGCCCTGCAACTAAAACCCTATCTAAAGCACTTTGGCAGGATATGGGGACAAGAGGTTCCCCTGTGGAGCGACCTCTTGGGTCTTGCAGGAAGAACCGATTGCATCTCTGAATATCGTGGCAAACTATCAGTTGTGGATTTCAAGGGATCAACGAAAGCAAAACGCATAGACGATATTGAGAACTATTTTCTACAGGCAACAGCCTATGCAATCATGTGGCAAGAGCGCACAGGGATACCTATAGGTCAGATCGTTATTCTTATATCATGTGAAGACGGAATAGTACAGGAAGTCATAAGGAATACAAATGACTATGTTCCAGGACTAAAGACCGCTATTGATAGATTTCACAAAATGACAAGAGAGAGGAGCAAGACATGAGCGTACCTACATTTGGACAGATGGCAGCATATCTTCGTGCCAGATTTTCCCGTGGCTTGGATGATAAACGAGCCGATCCTTCAATAAAGGATGTTCGTATGCTCTCTTGCTTTGGAAACGGACACACCGTTCCTGTCTGCCCTGCCCTACGACCAAGCAAGGTTGAAGAGGGCAGGTTCTATTGCAATGATTGCGGTTGCGGAGACAAACCTGGAAAGTGGCTCAATGGCAAAGAGGGAGAGTATACAAAAATTGACTATCCTGTTCTCCTGTGTCCACGGAAGATGCCTGGATTCTCCAACTATGAGGCTGGCAACAACTCTGAGCCTCGCAAGATTCAGATTGAAGAACTCCTTGCAAACATCAAGCGGGGAATAGAAGAAGGGAGACTGCATCAAAAGCAGCCTCCCTCCCCGCCTCCCCAAGCCTAAAGGGTCGGTCTTTGTTTAGTATCCCCAAACTCTGACGAATGGGTTGTGTGTATAGGAATTCAGTATCCTATCTATTGATTTTCCTGCGATGGCAGGGCCTTCTGTTGTTAAAAAGACACCAACACCTTCTCCATTCACACCAAACCACGGAGATCCTCCATCAACGGCTTGTTGTGAATGACCAGTGAAGCCAGAATAGTCTGAAGCAAACCATGATCTCTCATAGAGAGTAAAGTCTGACCAAGCAGCACTAGCACCTTGGGAATAATCCCAGAATCCACTACCTATTGTGTGTGTTCTATAGTCTCCAATAGGCTTAATGTATAGTTCTCCTGCATTCTTGCAAGGAATGAATATACGACTTGGCTTTTCAATTGCACCCACCATTGGACTGCTTGCCATTGAAGCACCAACACCTGAAGGATCTCCCAATTTGAACTGATTAATGGCATTTGCCCATATAGGAACCTGCTGATATTCACGGTGGAGAACCTGTGCATCTTTTTCAAAGTCCATTGTTGTACCAGCAGTGTATCCTACAAATACATGGGAAATCAAGTCCCATTTTGTGAACTGCACATACAAGCCCTTCTTTAGAGGAACGCTGAATTCGCTTCCTCCACCAACGGTAATAGTGCCGTCTTTGTAAATACCATTGTAATCCTTAGTCACACATACAGGCTGTGCCTTGAAGAACCATGCTGTCGATCCTCCACCAAAAGGAAGTTGTCCTGGAACAGAAACAGTCTGTATAAACCAGTCACTCAAAGTGAATCCACGGGCAAACATCGAACCGTGCTTTTCTGTTACAACCAATCCACGATCCAACGAAGCACCATGCATCTTTGCTGCATTAGGCATCACCAAGCCATCGTTTCCTGGTATTATAGGAACATTCTGTGTTATCTTTACTTCTTGACTGCTTGCTCCGCTACCCTTCAGTTTTACCGTTGGCTCACCAAAGATTTCCACACCACCAGAAACTCCAAATGTAACACCATGAGCAGATGCCAATGTTATTCCTGTTGCTGGGAACGAAAGGCTTGTTTGAACTGGGCCAAATATTGTAACACCAACAGGAGTTCCATTAGTAATACCAATAATCGGTATACCTGTACTTACACCCATTACCGTGATTCCAGGAGCATCGGTAACAAACAAACCAGTTACTGTTCCACCTTCAATGCTCACACGAACAGCAGTTGTTCCTGCTACTCCGTATACAGGAATTCCAAGATTTCCTCCACCATCGGCAAACGAAGAACCAACGATAAGAGTTCTGGTCACTCCGAATGTAATCCCATTGAATGTAACTCCAACAATTCCTGCAAATGTTATTCCTGTAAATGTAACACCAATGGCAGTGATTCCTGCTTGTATTCCGTGTCCAAATACAGGTATTCCAAGAGTTCCACCATTGAAAGGGATTCCACTTTGATTTGTAAGAACAACTCCAAATGTTGTTGATTGTGGGCTTTCTGGTCGGATCTTAACAACATTGAATGTTACTCCATGTGCGTGAGTGGATTCGGTGAATATCGTCACACCGTGACTGAAGTGAATCCTACCACCATTTCCAAGTGTTACGCCTATGTTTGATGAAGAATCTCCAGTGACCAGTACTGGGAATCTACCAAGAGTGACACCAAGCCATCTCTGTCCTGTAGCATTATCAATAGGAGTCGTAACTCCGGCAATTGAAACTGGCCCTGTTACTGTTACTGGGCCACGATGGGTGACTCCAAGCATTCCTCCAAAGACGCTATCAATGAGGAATGTAGCACCAGACAGGGTAATACCTGTAATGGGTAGACTTGTAGCAAGAGAACCAGTAAATGTAACACCAAGATATCTGTGTCCTGTAGCATTATCAATAGGAGTTGTAACTCCAGCAATTGAAACAGGCCCTGTTACTGTTAGAGCACCACGGGTTGTGACTCCAAGCATTCCTCCAAAGACGCTATCAATGAGGAATGTTGCCCCCGATAGTGTGATGCCTGTAATGGGTAGACTTGTAGAAAGAGAACCAGTAAATGTAACACCAAGATATCTGTGTCCTGTAGCATTATCAATAGGAGTTGTAACTCCAGCAATTGACACAGGCCCTGTTACTGTTACTGGGCCACGGGTTGTGACTCCAAGCATTCCTCCAAAGACGCTATCAATGTGGAATGTAGAACCAGACAGGGTAATACCTGTAATGGGTAGACTTGTAGAAAGAGAACCAGTAAATGTAACACCTAGCCATTTTTGATTCGAAGTATCAGCAGGAGTTGTCACACCAGTTATGAATACTGATCCTGTTACTGCAACAGGAGTTGCATTTGTAACACCGACAACAGGAATACCATTTTCAATGTTGTCGTAAGATCCTCCACTTGGTTTGAGCAAGAAAGTACCAAAGGTTATTCCATAATAACTGCGCTTATCAAAGGATATTCCGATTGCGGTATTGTTGATATTAAAAGATCCACCAGACACAAAGCCGATGCTCTTAACAAGATCAAGCGTTCCGCCAAGGATAGCATTGAGAGTTCCACCACTGATACCAAATCTATCAGGGAACGAAATACCAGACACTGTAATGCCACTCAAACCTCCAACAACAGACACAGAAAGTGCACCACCAGCAATTGCAACTCCAAGAAGTGTTACTCCCAAAGCATTTGCAGCATCACGGGAGAAAGTATGACCCCATATTCCGGGGAATGTAACACCAACAGGTTCAGTTGTTCTGCTTGCTGCGCTTCCTTGCACTATGAAGGAAGCAGGAAGATTGGATGATAAAGAACTCCAATTTCCAATATTTACATTTCCCATAGTGACACCCAAATAGGTCGAACCACTAGGCCCTAGTCTTCCTCCTTCAAGGGATACACCAGCAAATACCAATCCACTGCTTCCAAATCCCGATATTGCTACTGTTAGTCCTTTCAAGTGGTCAATTAGTGCGATGCTACCAGCATCTTGGAAAGATGCAAGTTTGACAAATCCAGGATTATTCGAAGGATTACTCATATGGAATGAAGCGGAGCCACCAGCAAGCCATGCACCAAATGTTCCATTTCCAATGGTAATTGCTGAACCAAATGCCATTATCTTTGATACAACATCAAGAGTTCCACCCTGCAATCTTGTAATGGTTCCACCAGATATCTGGAATGTGCTACCAAACGAAACACCTGTAATGTTTATTCCACTCAAGCCACCAACAATTGTCACATTGATTGCAGTTGCGCCTGTAATACCAAACACAGGAATTCCTACAACTCCGGCACTTCCGCATATTCCAAGCGGATTTCCCAATTCATTTGTGAAAACCATTCCAAATGTTGTGCCTTGAATTTCATTAGGAACAATGCGAACACGGGGGAAAGTTACTCCCAATAGACCAGTCTGTGTTATTCCAACGCTACCAAATGTAACTCCCACGGCTGTGTTTGGGCCGCCTGTTCCGTGCATGGAAACACCTGTTGGCGGAAGGGATATCTGACCACTGAGCGCACCAGTAAAAGTTACTCCCAATAGACCATTCTGTGTTATTCCTATGTTTCCACTGAAAGTAACTCCAACTGCCGTTGTTCCATTGACCCCAAACACAGGAATTCCCAAATATCCACCTGGAAAGAATGTTCCGCCTGGAGTAGTGAATGCAACTCCAACAGTAGAACCTGGTGCAAATGAACTAATATTTGCATTTATTGTTCCAAATGTAATATTACCAAAGGTTACTCCTACTCCTGCATTAGCCAAATTTCCACTAAATCCTGCAATTGTTACACCAGAACCAAGGTTAACAGAGAGATTTGCACTATTTAATCCAACAGTTCCGCCAAGAACATATACTCCACCTGTTACCCATATGGATTCTGTGACTCCCGCAGCAGATTTAAAGTTTCTTACAGGAATAAAGTCCGCAGTTATTCCCATTCTGCCAGCCATTGTTATTCCTAGAATAACTCCGGTATTAACCCCTGTAAGGGTCATTCCTGTACCAACTTGCAGAGTTATGCCACTAATCGTGATTCCTTCACCAATGCTTACACGAAATGCCGTATTGCCACTAACCTTGGTCATAGAACCAAGAATAGAATCCATTAACCACCAATTGTCTCCATTATTGAGGCTGACTGGTAATGCTGTTGGATCAGAGCCACTTTCAGATACAAAATTAGCCTCTCCACTACCACCCCATACTAATTTTACATATTGTATAGAACCTGTTACTCCGCTAATCTGCCCCAAAATTGATTGATCGGCAGATAGATAGTTTGGTATACTGTTGACGATGCTTCCTGTAAAACCTTGACCTAATGAATCAGACATGATAACTCCCATTTACTATAGGCTTGTTTTGGCGTATATCGTTATGTATAAATGGAAAGTTGCCGATATTAATTGACAGGGGGTATACCTACTGATATACTCCCTTTGTGAAAGGACAATAATTATGTTTGATGGATCAATAAACTTTACCGCCGAAATAGAAAAAAGAATTAAAACGAAGAACACATCCTATATGGATGCAGTTATGGATGTTTGTGATGAATTTTCAATAGAGCCACAATCTATTGCCAAGCACCTGACAAAGCCTGTTATTGAAAAGATAAAATTTGAGGCTTCCCAACGAAACCTCTTGCGAGGAAAGGAAAAGCAACGGTACAGCGGTTCCAGACTCCCCCTATGAAGGGATTTGACCTTTTCAAAATCTACCTTGGAGTCAAACTCCATTTTACCACAGATTCGTATGATTTTTTGCGATTCCGTGGCAAGACAAAGACGACTTTCGATTCTTATCTAAAAAGAAACGACAAGTATTGGTTTGAACGCCTCTCCAGGTCTTTCAAGGGAGATCCTGTGGATTTCTTCTTTGCCCTGTTTGCCCATAATCCCCACCAGTGGATTGGGCAGATGGTAGAGGGAGGATACGACGAGATATACACCCAATGGCAGCGAAAGATGCAGAATTTTACCGAAGAGTACACAGAGGATGTTTCAACCATTTGCCGTGGATTGGCAGAATCCAAAAGAGGATTCAATTCTCTGTTTTCCTGTGGTACAGGACACCCACCTCTGCTC